AATCTAAATATCTCTTTATCAATAACTTAACTATACTATATTTTATACAAGTCTCATGAACTGACTCATGAGATAATTTTTTTTTCAATTATTGCGTATTTTTCGATTTATCCTGATATTTATATATAAAAGAAATAAATAATGGATAATAATTATTTTAAGGAAAACGAATTAAACGATTGGGAATTATTACAGGCTTTCAATGAGAAAACTCATTTATTTGATGAAATAACCCCAACAAAGACAAAACATCATACTGATGGTACAGGATATACGGTAACAAGATTGGGAGATACAAGATATTGGAACATTGAATTGAAATATAGAAACCTCAATCTAATGGAAGATGGTAGAATATCAGGAGCAACAGATAAGGGTTCATTCTTTGATGAAACAATCTTCATTGAAAGTCATAAAGCAGCAGATATGTTATTTGATACAATAAATGGATTAACGCCACTGTATATCAATTTCCTTGCTGATGGTACAACAATCATATTCAACCTTTCCAATTTAAAGAAAAGGCCAAAGAAGACTGGAACAATGAATATAAAAAGCAATGGATATGGAAAGTTTGAAATTGCAAAGAGACAGGGATTATATATCACTGATGCAGCCATTTATAACAAGAATGGAAAACTAATTAAACGAGCAGGAGAAGACTTTATTTAAATGAATGATGCAAAACGATTTATAAATTACATCAATGACCATTACCAAGAACTATATAATAGATTCCAAGCATTCTGCAACGATAAGAATTATACATTTGACCCTGATATATTCCAAGATACAATATTGAAATGTTATCAACTAATAGATAAACAGGGTTATATGAAAGACACAACAGATAAGGGAATTGAGAATTATTTCTTTATGTCATTTAAACAAAACCTTCAAAGGGAATCTCAATATGCAAGGAATATGAAAAGGGATAATAACATTGTTAATCTTCAGGGAGCAAATGAAGTATATCTCAATTCATTACTTACAGAACAAGAGAAATTGAAATCAGACCTATATAAGGATTTTGCGACACTGTATCTATTGAAGCAAGTTGAAGATAACTTTGATACTGAGCATTTCTATTTATTTAGATTGAAAGTTTTTGATAAGACAATGACATATAGGAAACTATCTGAAAAGACAGGAATAAAGGGATGTAGACAGAAGGTTGTTGATTGTAAGAATTGGTTAAAACAGAATGTGAAACAAGAGGATATTAGAAAGGAATTTGATAATATCTATGGCGAAATCCTTTAATTATATATGTTTAAACAAAAGTATGTAGTATGATATTTGAATTTATATTTATATTTTTAATTTATTTATTTGTAATACCTGTTGTATTCTACTGGACAGAGGTTAGACAATTACCTGAATGGTTAAGGTTTCCACCTTTCAATTGCAGAAAGTGTTTAACGTTTTGGACATTGCTTGCAATCTCAATGATAGTTGGATTGAGTTTTGGGGCATATTGGTTTATGGGAACAGGTATAATAATGGCGATACTGACAGCAATTGCGATGACAGTGGAGCAAAGAAATAAAACAATAAAACTATGAAGTGGTCAAAGGAAGATATTGAATTAGTAGAGAAGTTTATTGATATAAGGAACAGGGGTTATTATTGTGATGGAATGCAATTAACTCAGGTTTATAACAGGGTATTGGAGAAGAATGTTAATGTTACCAATTGTGGAACTTGTCTTAGAGTAAGGGTTGGTGAATTGGAAGCAGCGTTAAACCAATTTAAAGCCCTCTCAGAGAAGACAAAAGTGGAAGAGAGTACAACTGATACCCCTGTAGAAAATAATGAGCCTGTAGAGCAAAAGAAGAGGGTTGGCAGACCAAAGAAAAATAGTTAATATATGAGCAACTTTGATATAAAGGGTCATGGAATTTCAAAATATGATGATAGGAAAGAAAGGGCAAAAGAACTTAGCCCTTTAAAACGTCAGAGGTGGTTAAGGGCTGACCATATTGTTGACCAGGTGTATTGTGACCTTTGTAATGGTGTATCAAAGTCTGATATTATAATGAAGTTTGCCAATTGTCAATATGATGGTCAAAAGAATGCTATAAAGGAGCGCACAGCGTTTGATTACATTGCATCTGCTGTTGATAGGCTTCATTATGATATGGAGGCAAAACAGGAGGATTTAAGGGCTGATTTATATGGAAAGTTACTAACTGTATATAATGATGCAATGCAGGCGAATGACAGATATTCAGCAATTGGAGCATTGCAGACAATTATGAAGTTAACTGGTTGTATGATTCAACAGCCTCAGACAGCCATTCAGATAAACAGTGACAAGGAAGGTGGTGTTACTGTTAATTTTGGTTTTGAAAAGAAGGATGAAAATTAATTTTAATATTCAATTAACAAGGAAACAGAATGAAGCATATGAGATACTGCACCAGAAGGATTGTCAATTCTTAATTGCAAGATGGTCAAGACAGTGTGGTAAGACCGTATTTGCTGAAATAATGATGATTGAATATCTTTGCAAACCAAATACATTTAATGCTTATATATCACCAACATTTTCTCAGGGTAAGAAGGTATTTGCTGAATTGGTTCAATTATTGGAATCAACAGGAATAATAAAAAAGGCAAATGCATCAGATTTAAAGATTGAATCAGTATATGGTTCAACATTGAAGTTCTTTTCAATGGAGAGTCCTGTATCAATAAGAGGTAATACGATTAGTGGATTATTGGTAATGGATGAGGCTGCTTTCTTCCCTAGGGAGTTACCATCAGGTGAAGACCCATATTATAACGTTATATTCCCAATCATTAAGGCGAGAAAGCCAAAAGTATTAGTAATTAGTACACCAAATGGAAGACAGGGGATGTATTATGACCTTTATTTAAAGGCTTTCAATGGGGAAAAGGGTTATAGGGAGTTAACAGCGTCAATATATGATGATGACCTTATTACAAAGGAAGAGATTGAGGAATTAAAGAGGGGTTATCCGCCATTGGCATTCAAGCAAGAGTTTGAGGTTGAGTTTTTGGACAATGCATTAACAGTATTTCCCAATTTTGAGACCTGTTTTGATGGCAAATATACAGGAGGAAGGTGTTGGATTGGTATTGACCCTTCATCAGTTGGTGATGATAACACCATTGTATCAATAATTAACCAAGATAATCAGGTAAAACAATATAAAATTGATGGTTCATTGGATATAAAATATGATAAAATTGCAAAAATCATCAATGAATACAGACCAGTAGCCACATATATTGAAAATAACTCAATTGGTGAGGTTATGGCCAATGAAATAAGGAAAAAACTGAATAATAAGGGCAATTTTCATACATTCACAACGACAAATGAGACAAAAAAGCAGTATATATCTCTTCTGGCAGTCGATATTGCTAACAATGAGATACATTTTGAGGAAGATAACAGGTTATTGTATTCAGAATTGAGCACATTTTCCTTTAAAATCACCAAATCAGGCAATATTTCATATGCTGCAAGGGATGGTTATCATGACGATACTGTTACATCATTGGGAATTTGTCTTCAATGTAGAAAAGATTTCAAATTATCTGGTGCACCTTCAATTGATTTTGTTAATAAGATAATACCGCATTTATATTAAGATGGATAAGGAAGTAATTAAGGATTTTGGAAAGTGGAATGTTCCAACGAAGTGGGATGACATTACATTAAAGATATACCAAGAGATTGAGAAGTATTATGAGGATAAGGAAAATGAGTTTGACGTTAGGGAGGTTCTTCATATCCTTACCAATAAGGATTGGGATGAGATTAATGCATTACCAGCAGAGTTTCTTGATACAATTTTAACTCATTTGATATTTCTTACAACAACACCTGAAGTTGGAGAGGCTTCAAATAAGATTGTTGTTGATGGTGTTGAGTATAAGATTAATGTGATGGAGAAGTTGAAATTGGGAGAATATGTTGCAGTTGATACTGTATTAAAGGCTGATAAACATGATTATGCTTCAATCTTGGCCATATTATGCCGAAAGGAAGGAGAGATATATGATTCAACATATGAGGCTGAGGTGTTTGACAAGAGGAAGGAAATGTTTGAGAATCAACCTGTTACAAATATATTACCAATTGTGAGTTTTTTTTTGGACTTATACATTACGTTAGAGACACCTTCCCAATTGTATTCACAGGTGGAAAGCGCCATAAGCCACATTCAGCAGACTATAGACAGTTCTCAGAAGATTGGGGCTTCCAAAAGGTTGTCTTTGAATTGGCAGATGAAAAAATTGAGAAAATCCCTCAAATCAATCAAACGTATTTAGCTGATGCGTTTACATATCTGACATATTTGATTCAGAAGGGAGATATGGAAGAGGTTGAAGACCAATTCCAAGAAACATTAAGGAAAGCAAAATCAAAGGGTAGGAATTAACCTACCCTTTTTTATGAAAGAATTTTTATTGGGTGTTCAATTATTCTCCCGAACCATTGAACGGTGTGATGATAATATATAATTGTTCAAAATGCAAGTGAATTAACATTTTTAACACAATCTTAATTATACTTCCAAATATACCCTTTATAACTTTCTTGTTCGCCTCTACAGCATCTTGCAATGTTACTATAGTCTATATTGTTTTCTCTTGCGGCCTCCTGAGTAGATATATACGTTTTAATTAATTTGTTATCCAAAGTATATTGATAAACTGTTTTACAATGGTGCTGCCCTCCATGACTTCTATTGTGTTCAGTTTCATCAATCCATTCCAAATTATCTGCGTTGTTGTTTAATTTATTGTGGTCTTTATGATGAACTACAGTATAATTGTTTGGATTTGGAATAAATGCTTTTGCAACTAATTTATGTATTTTACCAGCAGAACATCTTAAATATCCTCTATCATCAACACTTTGTGATAATAACTTACCTTTTACTGTATGAGGTCTTCCATTCTTTCTAAATACTACTTTGTCAGTTGACTTAACTTTACCATAATTACTGATTTCAAAGCCATTAATCTCTTTCCATTCTTCCATAGTTTAATATGTTTAAAATAAATATTAGATATAGTTCAAATATACAAAAAATAATCGTAAAAAAGAAATAAAATGATATATAAAGATGTTGTAAACGTCATAAAAGACGCATTAAGTCGTTTCAAGGGCGTAA